ATGGTAGTGAGGTAGAACATCAGTTCTTGAAAGACTCAATCATGCGTCAATACTACAACGTACGTTCAGTTCGTGGTACAGATACCATCGGCTCACGTCGTATCGGTAACGTAACCTTACAAGCAGTTAGTCGTTCAACCCGCCCTACTGATAATGCACCTGACTTCGATAACATTCAGTTGAAGATCGATACCATCGTGTTGGCTCGTTCGAACGTATTCCTATTGGAAGAGTTCCAAGAGTCTATCGATACTCGTAAAGAGATCGGTGTAGAACATGGTAAGGAAATCGGTAAGTTCTTCGATGAAGCTTTCGTTATTCAAGCAGTCAAAGCAGCACAAGTAACTAACGTTGCACCTGACGGTACAGAGTCTGGCGGTTGGGCACATGCAGCACCAGCCTTACACCCATACGTTAACTTAACTCCTGGTTCAGACATCACCACGTCTACAGCAGTTCTGATTAAACGTTCAGCACCTGTTAACTTCAAAGGTGGTAACGTAGTTGTATTAGATACCGATGGCGACGAATTAGTACCAGACGATTTAGTATCTGCTATTCACCGTATGTGTCAAATGATCGAAGAGAAAGATGTAACTCTTGATGATGGTATCATCTTAGTTCGTCCAGCTCAGTTCTACGCATTACTTGAAAGTGACAAGCTGATCAACAAAGACTTCTCTACAGGCAACGGTGACTACGCTGCTGGTACTGTAATGAAAGTTAATGGAATCCGTATTGCGACTACTAACCGTTTCGCACCTATCGGATCAGCAGCTGACGCAGCCGGTACACACCACCTATCTAACGCAGGTAACGCTAACGCGTATGACCGTACGTTAATTGATAACAAAGCAGTAGCAGTGTTCATCTCTAGCAAATCATTGTTAGCTGGTGAGACTATTCCTTTGACTTCTAAAGTTTACTACAGCGATGTAGAACTTCAGTGGTTCATTGACAGCTACTTATCCTTCGGTGTAACACCTAACCGTGTTGAAGGTGCTGGTGCAGTATTCCAGAACGCAGCAGATAACCTATAGAAATATAAGTTAAGTTGTACTTTAGTACCCATTCTTAGGAGTGGGTATTATAAGTATTACTAAGTAATACCCAAGGGGAGATTCTTTAATTAGAGTCTCCCCTTTTTTTCTTTAACGAGGAACAACTATGAATAGATTAGATACAGTAAACATGCTACTGAAAGAAATAGGCATGACTCCTGTAGGCTCGTTAGATGATAACCACCCTGATGTAGAAAGTGCATTAGCTGTCATGGACAGGATACATAATAGTAAACTATTACGTGGGTGGTGGTTTAATGTAGACTACGATGTGACTCTAACACCAGACAACACACTTAGTCATATAACATTTTCAAACGAGATACGTACAGCCGTACCTGAAGACTGTACCTTAGTAAAAAGAGATAGAAAATTATACGACACTGTTAACAATACTTATGTATTTGCTGGCCCACAGGTAATGAAGACCTTAACTAGAATAGTTGCATGGGATGAATGTGACTCCTCCTTTCAGGACTATATAGCATACCTATCAGCAGCACAGTTCGTAAGAGAAGAGTTAGAAGATTCCGCAAAAGAAACATCACTAAAAGAAGATGCTCAACAAGCACTAGTTACATTAACTGATCTCGACTTAGAGATGGGTCAATACAATGTATTTGATAACGCACGTGTGCGTAGAGCTAGGGGCGGAGTACGCCCATATAGAGGTGTCATACAATGAGAGTTCGACAGGAATACCCAACACCTATTGATGGTGTAAGTACAAAAGCGGATCTAACTCGCGGCCCTAGCGCAGCCGAAGAACAAATTAACATGCGAAGTAACCCAGTAGCTAAACTAACTAGACGGCCTAGTTTAGTACGTGAGGGTGTATTCCCCGTAGACGACAGCTCGACAGCTCGAATACACACCTACAAGAGACGTGGCAGTACATACCGTATTGTACATAGTCACGGTAAAGTATTGGGTTTTAAAGATGGTGTAGAGAAAGGTGTGACAGGTTACGACCAATTCGGTGGGTATCTGCTAGGTGGTGATCTTAAATTCGGTACAATCAACGATACTACGTTCATAGCTAATACAAAGATAACAGTAGAGAAAGCTACTAGGCCTAGTATAAATTGGCCTAAAGTGAGCTACGTTAACGTGCTAGATGCGCTAAACTATGGTGAAACCGTAGATGTTAAACTGAGTACAGTAAATTTTGCGGAGTGGACTATATCTTATAGCATCTCAGAGAAAGCAGCCGACTACGAAGCTTCCGACTTATTGCGAGGCACTGCATCAGTAGCAGCAGAATTAGCAGCGCTAATCAATTTAGCTAGAGATGGTGACCCGTTAGCGGTGCCACCCATCGGCGCAATAGCTAATTTCCCTTTTGTTGCATCCTCTAAAGGATCTACATTGGAAGTACACACTGTTATAAACGGTGGTAGTGTACTGACGAATCAGGAAGTAACTATAACAGTTGCGTCTGGGCAAGGTACGGATAGTCTAAGAGTGTTTAACTCTATAGTAGATGGGCCAGAAGGTCTACCTCTGTATGCACGTACGGGATCAGTAGTTAGAATAGATGCGAACCCGCGATCAGATGACGGTGTGTACTACCTTGAGGCAACTCTAGATGCCCGTGAAGATCATCCATTCGACTTCCCAACAGGTGGTGTGGGTGGAGTAGATGATCCACTTAGAGAAGTACGTTGGGTAGAGACGAGTTCTCGTGAAGAAGATTACAAATTTGATGCGTCGACGATGCCAATAACATTGGTGTATAGACAGGACACAGACGACTTCGTACTACAAGAAGCTGACTGGGATTATAGAGCAGCAGGTGATGATAACTCCGTACCATTCCCAGCATTCACAGGTAGCACTATAGTAGGTATATCATACTTCCAGAAACGTTTAGTATTCTTGTCTGAGAATGAAGTGTTCATGACACAGACAGACAACCTATTTAACTGGTTTAAAGTAGCTGCTACAGAACTACTTGTTACAGACCCTGTAGCAACAGCTTCAAGTGCGAGTGGTACAGATTATTTGTCACATGTGATCGGGCATAATAGAGATTTGTTAGTAACTACATCTAATGCCCAATTCAAGATAGGTGGCAGACAAGCAGTTACACCGCAGACAGTATCAATGGCTTTAACAACATCTTATAACTGCCAAGTATCAGTACCACCGGTTGCAGTAGGTAGTACAGTATTCCTACCATTCTTATATGGGGATAGTACGGGTATACTAGCTTATGAGGCAACAGGTCAAGACGATAAAGATATAGCAAACAGTGTAACGAACCACGTAATAGGTTACATGCCAGGAAACATCACACATATGCGTAGCTCCTCTAACCTTAACATGGTTATAGTAGCAGTTGATGGTACAACAAATAATACACTCTTTGTATACGAACGTGAGCTAGACGCTCAAGGTAAACTAGTACAATCTGCATGGCATAAGTGGGAATTCCCAGAAGACACAAACATACTAGACTTTGCATTCGAGAATGACGAAGTGACATTGGTTTGTGATGAAGCAGGTGGTTTATCAATAAAGTCTGTAAATATGTTTAGTGAGCGAGAAGCTAATCCAGATGCAGTATTCTTAGATGACTTAATTTACGTAGATCATAATGGTTCAAGTATTACATTACCGGATGATTACCCCACGCTAGGGCCAATAACAGTAGTTGAAGATAGTGACGGTGACTTCCCACTTATGGAAGTCAACCACATACGTGTTGGAAGAGACTTGATATTCGACGACACCTATACTGTAGGTAAGATGTATGTAGGTAGGAGGTTCAGATCTTCGTATACACCTACTAGACCATTTGTTAGAAACAAGCAAGGTAAGACGCAAGACTACTTTAGACTACGGGTAAATCGTTGGATTCCAACAGTTGTAGAAAGTGGGCCTGTAAGCTTTAAAATAATATCTACCATAGGGGCAGACTACGAAGATCAAGTAAGTAGTGGTAGGATCATGGGGAGTGGGAGCAACCTTGTAGGTGAAGAAAAACCCTATACAGGAGACTTGAAGTTTGCCTTTAGCCAGAATGCAAATACAGCTTTAGCAGAGTTCTACACAGAACATCATTTAGGTATGACAATAACAGCACTTCGTTGGGAAGGTCAGTACCATTCAAAAGGTAGGAATATATGAGTTTATACGCACAGGCAGTAGCTTCTAGTATGACCGCAATACACCTAGCCGCAGGTGGTGAATCAGCAGTTACATTAGCAGCCTATACCGAAGCTTACGGTGAAGTTATAGCAAGGAACAACGCTAACAATAGACGGTTCACAGCAGAAGCAAACATAGCCAGACTGAAAACGGATACAATACTTAGTAACGTTAAAGTCCAGCGGAATGCACAACAAGCTAGAGCGGCAGCTACACTCGCAGCAGCAGTAAGTGGTGCAGAGGGTGGATCAGTAGATGCAGTAATGCAACAGATTGATTCTAACGAGCAATTCGCTAGCTACGCAGCAGAGAAAGCAGCTAAGGCTCAGAAAGAGAAGTTGTTGGCAGAAGTATATGCTGGTAAGTCTTCACAGTTAGCTGTACAAACAGGTAAGAATAGTATAGGTGCAGGTTTATTAAACGCGTTTAGTTCGATAGACAGAAAAGACTTAGATACAGCAGGTAAACTGTTCGAGAGCGAAGTAACAGCAGACGATTATTATCAAGCGCCTTTAGGTTCTGGTGAAGGTAGAACAGATGCATTCACAGGACAAGGTGTACCATTAGGAGATTGGAATGGAGATATTGGGGCAACCACAGCGTAGCGCAACACAAGACGCGAACGCAGGTATAGTAGAACCTTCTCATGAAAAGAAGATGGGAAGATCTACTGCGGTTAAACAAAAGAAAGCAAGTCCTTTAGATAGCGCTGTATCCAACTTTGGGGAAGCCTTTGGTAATGTGATACAGCAGTTTACAGAAGAAGCCGCTGGCAACCGAGCGGAGCAGAAAGCCCTTGACGGACACCTTCGACAAGGTACTGACACAGCTATAAATGAAATAGCTCGTGATAAGAAACGCGGCGTAGTTATGTCAGGTATCTTTGGACAAGACATAGAATACAGGGCTGCTCAACAACGTGCTACAGAAAACGTAGTACGAGACAAGTTCAATGAGCAGATGACTGTGATCGACCAGTTTGCTGGTGAAGCTCCTGATCGTTATCAGATTCGTCTGAAAGATCAACTTAATGACATGTTAGAGCCTTACGGACAAGACCAAGATACTAAGAACTTAGTAACTAATGCTTGGATGCAGGCTAGTGAGAAGTTATCTAAAGAACAGTTTAAAGGCCACTACGCGTACAACCAGCAACAGCAACGTGAAACAACGGAGCAGATGGTTAAGGGTATACACGACTCTCACACCTTAGTTGCTATGAAAGCTACATCACCTGAAGAACAGACAGATATATTTAACATCGCTAAAGAGATGTACTCAGATAAGAGTAAAGTCAAACCTAATGGTATGTCTAACGAAGCTTGGCGTGGTGTACTAACTGGTCAGATTAATGAACAGATGGAAGCAGGTAATATAGGTGCTACTAACATTGCGCGTATGTCCGGTTTCTTAGATTCGTACTTACCAGTAGAACAAGCTAACTTCGATAAAGCTCGTAAAGAGTATGATCGTAAAGCTGTTAACGACATGGGTCAAGCCTTAGATCGTTGGGAGATAGATGTATTACGTTTAAACTCTATAGAAGAAGTAGACGATTACATAGACGCTGCACAACGCGAAGCTGAAGCAGCAACCCTACGTAAGTCTGGTACAGAGAAGTATGACCGAATGGTATCTGACGCTGTACTACGCTTAGAGAAGATGCGAAAGAAAGCACATGATTCAGCATCTGGTCGTAAAGCAGAAGAAGACAGACGTAGAGAATTATGGTGGTTAAAGACGCAAGACGCAACTACACATGGAGGTAAGATTGTTAAGCCACAGATCTGGTCTGACGAAGAGAATAAACTAGTAGATGCCAAACTATTTAGTAAGAAAGAGCACAACAACTCTCAAGACTACGGTATGCGTTTAAACGTAGCACAGTCTATGGGTATGGACGTAGAAGACTTAAGTCCTGATGAAGTTATGAAAAGTGTCTTTGAGAATCCTGCTTACGGGGCAGAGGCCGCTCATTGGTATAAATCTACAAAATGGGATACACCACTTGTAGAGAAAGGTATAGCTCACCTTGTATCTAGTGTTGAAGCAGGTCACTTCGAAGGAGAAGATAGTAGATTCTCTCCGGAAGCCGTTACTGCTATATCAGGCGCTGCGCAATTTGACGGCCCTAAGTTAGCAAAGTCATTAGGTAAAGATTTATACGGTAGGTATAAAACTATACAAGAGTCCGTACTAGCAAACAGAACTGTAAAACGTTACCTAGAAGATGTAGAAGCACAGGAAACAGCACCAGCAGGTAAATCAGGTGTAAGTAGATGGGGCACTCAAGTTAACGACGGTAAAGTAGAGACGGATCGTGCATACGTTAAACGTATAGCGCAAAAGAAACTAGGACAAAATATTACCGAAAGTCAAACCTCTGATTACTTCGAAACGTTCAATAAAGCTATGCAAAGATATGGACAGGATAAGCAAAAGGCTTGGAACTTCATGGACGATTTATTCGATGGACAGAAAACGGACATCAACGGTCAGCAGATGAACGGTGAGATAGATAAGGACTGGGACTTTAGCTTTCAAGACAACTGGGATGGGCTAGAAAAGAATAACGCACTAGCTCCCTATTTCTTTCTAGGTACAGGTAAGTTAGACACACCAGTAACCTCAGCAAAAGAAGTAACAGGCGTGACATTCAAAACAGACCCTAACGTGAATGGTGTAATAATGGATGCTCCTAATTGGAGACAGCCTGTGGTAGTACCTACTGCGTTATTTGAAGAGCAAGACAAAAAGAATGTACAAGACCGAGAATTTGATCTTATGCGTAAAGCAGCAAGAGAGAAATCTAAAGTACGGTCTATGGGTACAGATACACTTAAAGCCTTATAAGGAAACGACATGGCTGAGATAGACAGAGTAATAGACGGTGATACCTTAGTCGTTGACGGTGAAACAGTACGTGCTGCGAATATCAACACTGCTGAATCAGTCCATAGGGATAGTAAACGAAATACGGAAGAGGGTGCGCAAGCATCCGAATTCGCTAAGAAAACACAACCGGAAGGTTCACATGTAAATGTAGACTTACAAGGTAAAGGTAGATTCAAACGGGACATTGCTTCCGTAGATCGTGTAATACAGGGTGTGCCCATTGATATGGGTTTAGTGACTATGGATCAGGAGTTCTCTGAATACTACACTAAATATAATAAACATGCAGACCCTTTAAGACACGACTTATACAAAGAGTATTACAGCAAGTACTCACCTTATCAATATGGTGATGCAGCAACACCTCTGACTGATGATGAAAGAGAGACTGTAGAATTAAACAAAGCAGCTTTCGATACAGCATTAGAGTCAGGTAATCAGGAAGAGATAGATACCGCAATGGTTAATCTATATGGAAATCCTGGACTAGTTACACGCTACAGAAAAGAAGCAAGTAACTGGAACGAAGAACAGAACGAACGTACAGGTACATTGAAGAACGCATTTCAAATGGCCTTACAGAATGATCCTAGTTTCAAAGCACAGTACAACAAAGCTGTACATGGTGCTGGTTTACAGAACGTTAAAGCTCCTCACAGAGAAACCTCGTTCTGGCAGAACTTAGAAGCAGGTTACGAACAGTACAACATGTTAGCCAACTTGGTAGAAGAACAAGAGATTAGTTTAGCTAGGAAGAATCAAGTCGGTTTAGATGTACCGTCAGCAGAACTAATCCAAGGACTACCTGAAAACTACCACGCTCTAGTACAGCAAGAATACGCAACTAATGGCGGAGATTCTGCTTTAGTACTCAGAGATCAGTTGGTAGAAGACATTGAAAATAACACTATCATGGACAATTTACCTATGCACGCCCAGTTCGGGTTTGGTGTAGCAGGTGCATTACTTGATCCATTA